GAAGCACTTAAAGGTACGTCAGGTTCCCTATCAAACTTGACAGAATCCGGTTGGTTTAATGATCTTAAAGAAGCCTTGGGCGGTGCAATTGATACTGGCGGTAGATGGATCGGCAGTGCGATGAAGGCGGTAGGCGGCGGTGTTGAAAAGGTTACAAAAGAAGGCGGCGGTGTTGATCGTACTGCTAAAGCAATGGGCAGCGGTGTTGAAAAGCTTACTTCAGGTACACGTCTTGCCGATACAGGTAAATCAGTCAGTGGTTGGCTGTCGGATGCAACCCCGCGCGCCGGCAAAGCCGTAGGACAAACCTTGTCTAAAGCAGGTGAAAGCGTTGCAATGAAGTCCGGCGAAGTCGGCTACAACTTGAAAAAGGGCTCCGCGAGTTCGCTTGACCTCGCGCAGGGTTTCCAAGGCACTAAGTCGTTGAAGGGTTTGACTGACGCTCAAACTAAAGCCTACGCCGGCGATGTAATGAAAACAGAAAGCGGCGGAAAGCTGGGTATTGAAAATCAGTACGGCTATGTTGGTCAGTATCAATTCGGTGCCGACGCTTTGTCTGATAATGGGCTTGTCGATAAACAAAAACTTACTGCCGCTAAAAAGGCAGCTAAAGCCTCTGGTCAAAAATGGTATGATCCAACAACCGGCGGTGCCCATAAAGCATTTATGGATGACAGTAGTAATTGGAAGATCGAAGGCGGCAAACAAGCCTTCTTAGCCGATAAAAAACTGCAAGACGAAACATTTGGAAATTACACAAACAAAAACATCGAAGCGGGCTACAAGGCAGGCGCGTTAAAAGAAGGTTCTTCAGCCGCGGATATTGCCGGTTATGCCAAGGCCGCGCATCTTGTTGGTGCGGGTGCGGCCAACAAGCTCTATAAGAACGGTGTTGATAAAGCAGATGCAACGGGTACTTTAGCCTCTAAGTATTCTAAACAAGGCTCGGCAGCAATGGGAGAACTTGCTACGAAGGTTGCTTCAATGCAGCCAACAACTAAGGCAACCTCTACACAAGTTGCTTCAACTCAGCCAACAACGAAGGCAACCTCTACACAAGTTGCTGCCGTAGATACTAAGACGTCTACTATGACACAACGCGCGGCTGCGTTAGCAACCGCTTCTGGAGCAACTGGCAAAGAATTAACAGCAGAAGAGGCAAAAACATTAACCCAAGCATCAACAGCCCCACAATCAGCGGCACCCGCAACTCAGGTAGCGACAGTAGGTCCTAAGTTCACGCCTTTTGTAGAACCTGAAGTTAAAATGCCTGAAAAACCAGCTGATGAGATAGAGGCTATGGGCGGTACTCGCGCAGACCGGTATCGGCAGCGTAAAGAACAGGCAATGGCTGACAATACAGCCGCTGCTATGCAATCCCCGGAATATAAGCGTCTATATGCAACACCTAAGATGAATGAGCTTATGAAAAATCCGGAGATTTCAAAATTAGCTATGTCCGGTGACCTAGATAGTTTGAAAAAGCATGATGCTTTCACGTCTGCACTCTCCGATCCGGAAATCTCGGCACTTGCTCCAACAATTTCTGCCTTTAATTCTACCAACACTGCTTCTCGCGTAGCCTCCAGTGGGAAGCCGGGGACGTCAGGTGGTACTGTTGGCAATAGAGTAGCTGCCGCTGTTATGGGAAGCCCACCCTTAATTGGTAAAGAGTCACCGTATCAGACCGTTGCCTATGCACAGCGTCCGCAAACTGCGGAACCTGCTTCGGTAAGCACGGCCTTTGCACCGCGTGCACCCTCTCAAGGTGCCGAGGACCCACTATTACGCCAAGTATCCGCACGACAAACGCCGATGCAGAAAGTAGCAGCAACGACTCCTGAAGAAGCGGCACCTGTTTCGGTGACCAACTTTAAGGAGCCGCCTGGTGCTTCTACTACAGGTGGTGCCTCGACACCGGATGTATCAATGTCGTTTGACTCAGCAGTACCAAAACTTGACAGCATTCCTCTACAGATAACTGACATGGGGCTGATACTTTTAAATATTGGACATGTCTAATGCATATTTACTGTAGAACACTCAATATCGGATATAAAAAATGCCTAGCCCAAGTATAACAGCCGCTTCAGGACCGCCTTCTAGTGGCTATACCCCGACGCACAACATAGATCCACGCTATAGAGTAACCCTCACTGTGTCAGGGGACGGGGGAATGTCGACCAATTTTGAGACGTCTATCGATGAAACTCTCTCGGTGGCATTGAGCGCACAGTGGTCAGCACCGTTTGAAAACATGATTGGCGATATGGTAGGTGGAATATTGAGTCGTGGCGGTACGCTTGCTGGTCGTGCGGGAGCAGCGGCTTCGGGCGGTATGGTTTTGACCGGTCATCAATTACGCTGGAAGCCAACTACTGCCCGTGTTTGGCAGACTTCTTCGCCGATGGAACTGACTATTCCCTTTACGTTTGTTGCGATCAACGATCCCGTTGCAGATGTAAAACAAAAAGCCGTTGATCTATTAAAGCTTTGTGCGCCGAGTGAGAGCGGCATGATAATTAAGGCACCCGGTCCCGTGTTGATGGATCAAATGTCGAAAGAAGGAACCGGTCGTATTATAACGTTGCAAATTGGTGATTTTATTACCTTAAAACCGTGTATTGTAGAAAATGTACAAGTACAATTTGAAAACGTAATAGGTGAACGCGGTATACCCTTACGCGCTAAAGTAAACGTAGATATTAAGAGTTGGTACACACTCTTTACTACACAAGATATTGATGAAATGTTTGCGGGTAGATAAGCATGTACGACTTAAAATTAAGCAATCGTTTTTATCGAGTTTTAGCTGTAACAACGGATCAGTACGGCATTGATCCGTTGTTAGATAAGATTACCCCAAAAATTCTGAAGGTTCCTACTTATAGCAACCATGAAGTTACGCAGGATGAGCGCGGTAGCCCAGACTTAATTTCTTTTCGGGAATATGAGTCCGAAGATTATTGGTGGCATATCATGACTTACAATGGTATTTGTCGCATCTGTGATATTGTTGAAGGCCAAACCTTGAAAATTCCAGACTACGGATCATTAGTTGCAATCACTAACGATACTGTTTCTGATCTATCCTATCAAAGTGAACGAATTGTTCGGTTCTAATCGTGCTAAACATTAAAAACCAAGCCTATATTACCTTAAAGGTTGACGGCAGTCCGGTAGAAGTTGTAAACATAAAGAGTATGACTCTTGCGGAAGGTAATGGCGCGTATGCGCCTACAATGCGTTTAGAAATTGACGATCCGACGAGCTTGCTATCACGCAACTATGCCTTAAACGAGGCAAACGTGATTGAGATTATGATCGCACGTACTCCCAATGATACCGGTATCAGGTCACGCAAGTATCGGTTATTTGGTCCGAGTCGAAATAACCCGACGCGCAACACGTTGTTGACCATGATTGGGTTACTCGATGCACCCAAGTATTTTTCTGCCTCGCTGCGCGAACGCTATATCGGCAATACGACGTCAGTACTGTCCGAAGTTGCTGGAAAAGTTGGCTTAGAGTACATCGGGCCGGATAAAGGACGTAATACTAATGATAGCCAAACGTGGTGGGATGTTTGCACAACACGGGCGCGGTTTATCCATGAAGTTACACGACACGGCTACATGGATGACAAAGGTGGCATGGCAAGCACCGTCACTTCTTACAAAGAACTACGTTACAAAAATATCATTGATGTAATTAATACACCACCCGCACAAGTTGAATTCGTCTTTGCACACAACTCTCAAAATAGTGCCGCAGACAGTGGTAAAACCTATATTGTTAAAGAGGTGCAAGATAAAAGTACCTCGGGTGTAATGTCTAGTTGGCAAAACTACGGTTCTACGCGCCAACACAACAATATTGACGGTAAGCCCCGGACAAAGAAAACTGCGGATGTACAGATACCTAATGGCGATTCCTATCTGGTAATTAATGAGACTGTTTCTGAGGAGATAGATCGTTCTCGCGTTGAATATGCCCAGATTGATTGCTCGAACACGCATAAAAAATATCAAGAAGCAGTTTATCAGAACCTCCGTGTATTAGGTGCTTTTTCGGAAACAATCTCACTGCTAGTTGACGTAGTTACCGACGTTCAACTATTTGATCCGGTAATCTACCGCCAAGCAGACGCGGATATTTCAAGTAAAGTCCGTAACGAAGACGTCTACATGGTTGTCGGCAAGACAATTGTTGTCCGCGGTGGTGTTCACTATGCCGAGCGTATCCAATGTTCGCGGATTAGTGTCTCTATGAAGGGTACGGCTGACCTAAAAACAACTTTGGATGCTGGTGATACGAGCGAAGGAGTTGTCGGTGGTATGAGCGGTGCAAACTCAATCATTACACAGCCTTCGATGGGCGGTAATCCCGGTATCTTAGGTCTTGGCAATATGTCAGTAGTCAGTGGTATCACTAGCTTGCTTGGACTTGTTGGAAATCTAGGCAATGGCTTAGGCAACTTATCCGGCAATCTCAGCAGTATCGTAGGCGGTACGCTAGGGCCGCTTGGTAACATACTAGGGTCATTAACGGGAGGTGGTGGTATAAATTTAAACCAGCTGCTTGGTGTTTTAGGTACTTCTATGGGTGGTGCGGGACAACAAGTATCCCAGGTACAAAACTTAGCGGCGCAGGGGCCGAATGCTCTTGCAAACTTAGCGAGTTCTACTACAGGTCAGCCTGACTCAGTAGTGTCAGCCGTTATGTCTGGTAATTCCGTTATGGATACACTTTACGAAACTGTAAAAATGGTTACTATGTATGGAATGCTTGGCTCTGTAGCGCAAAACACGTACCAAGCGTCACCGGCCACAAGTAGGAACTCTACAGAAGGCCAGGCTCTTTATAACTCAACGACTGCGATGAATAGTACCTTAAATACCGCTGCTGATACCACAGCTACTATGTGGAATAGCGTATTAGCGTCTATATACGGTACACCTCCGCCGTCGCCGCTGCAAACCGTACAGTCTACCGGTTTGCAAATGCGGTTAGCGTCACTGATGGCACAACCTGGTGTGACTAAAGAGCAAATCATGGCCTTCATGGTTTCTGAAATGTCTAAGCAAAATAATGGACAACCGAACTGGTTACCCCGCACGGAATTAGCACCTACGTATCAACAGACACCTTCACTAACGTCTATCGCAAGTGATACTGAAATGTTGACAGCAATGATGAATAACTCCAGCAGAATATAAGGATACAGAATGTTAAGCGTAACTACTGACATGGAAGAACGCCAAGGGCTTATCGAAGATAAGTGGTACGAGGCGATGGTAGTAGAAAATGATGACCGCAAACACCCTGACAAAATGATGCTTGGCCGTATTCAAGCACGTATTTTAGTAATTTTTGATGGCGTACCTGACATAAATCTGCCGTGGGCAGTTCCCGTGTTTGACCACCCGGAAGGTGCATCCGAGATTACTGGTTATTTCTCCGTACCGAAAAAAGCTACAAAAGTTTTCTTGCGTTTCCAAGGTGGGAATCCCGCGTTTCCAATGTATCGCGGTTTCCATGTAGATAAAGTCACACAGATGGACGAAATCAAGTTTAATTATCCGAATCGTACTGTTCGTCGATTCAGTAATAAAGGCTTGATGGTGCACGATACGCAAGACAACGTATTGTATCTTCGTATGCCGGGCGATGTTAAAATCTATGTTGAAGGTAGGGTTGAAATTGAAGTACAAGGTGATGTTGATGAATTGATCCGCGGGTCTGTGCGACGTACAATCATGGGCAATTTCCATGATACCGTTTTTGGTCAGCGCCATATACTGACTGGAAAACTAAAGGCAGAGACTACTATGGGACAAGTTCATGAATTTAGTAGTGGTATAAAAACAGTTGAGTCTTCGGGCGGAGAAGTACACGTAGAAGGGCCGATGATCTATGAAAATAGTAGTCGCACATTAGGGATCCCACCTCTGCCAATCCGTGCTAAGATGAGTAAATGGCCTGGAATTCCCGGAGGCGCTAAAGGCACTAATGTACGAAATGCTATTGATTCTAAAGATGCAACAGTTTACGGTGGTGAAAAATCTTCAGAAGAGATGAAACGCACAGCCAACCCAGACATATCCTCGCATATGCCCCAGGCGTTGCGCGTTACTCAAACTCCGGGTAGCGTAACATCTTCAGGAAATTTACCAGCTACGTCGGGCGGAAGTACTCAACTTCCCGAGTTTGGTAGTGAGTTCTTATCTCATTTTGGTAGTAATTGGGATGGTACTCCTGACCGTAGCTATGTAGCACCAAGCGTTTATCCAACACACCCAATACCGGCCTAAGTATGAAAATCCATATCTCCCTAGCAGCAGATGACGAACCCAATTTTCGTATAAAATACGTACCAGATGAGCCGTCTGACTGCACAATTAAAGCAAAACCGATTGGCGACGTTGTACTGGATGAAAAAGCAGATGAAGAAACTGAAAGTCCGGTACGCGTTGTTCCGCATAAACGTCCACCAGGCGGTGTGCCGGACGTTGCTACGAAACCCGCTAATGATCTAACCAGACTAGACGCTTAAGGAGACTAAAATGCCGCGCGCCGTACGCCTATGGGACCTTTGTACTGGCCATGGCTGCTTCCCACCACGAATTAACGACCAGGCTTCGCCCAATGTGATGATTAACTCACCTGGTGGTATGGGGCGAGGTAGTCATAGAAAAACAGATCACTGGGTGGTGCATTGCTTAGTAGGAAATACTAGAATTCGTTTACTGTCCGGCGAATCTGTAAAGATTTCAGAGTTGGTAGATAACTTTGCTAATGAATTTGTGTATTCCTGTACGGAAGACGGTAAGTTAGTTCCTGGAAAAATTGTAGATGCTTTTATTTCTACATATACAAGAGAACTTATTAAAATACACTTAGATAATGGTAAAACGTTTACCTGTTCTTCCGACCATCTCGTAATGTTGCGTAATGGTTCTTATGTAAGGGCCAAACACTTGAAGAAACATGCAAGTTTAATGCCACTATATACAGATTTTAATGAAATGAACTACGAGGTAGCCTGGGACAACAGCTTAGATGACTGGATAACAACCCATAAACTGTCTGCGCTTTCTAATGTTCGCCAACACTTACGTGCCCAAATGCGTTTAGGAAAGGCAGGTAATAAGTTTCTCGTAGTACATCATAAGAACTTTAAGAAATGTGATAATCGTCCAATAAATTTAAAGTGGATGGGAAATCAAGACCACTTTTTATACCATAGTCGACAAGGTCACAACCCATGGATGAACTATAGTCCAGAAAAGAAAGTTTACATGAGGGCATTGCTTTCTGCTAATGCTAAAAAATCTGCAAGACGGATGTTGAAAGAAGGTACGCATAACTTTCTTACAGACCACCCTATGCGCAAACGTAAGAATCGTAATGCAGTTATCGCGTCTAATCGTAGACGACTGGATAGCGGTACTCATCATTTCATGCATAGCAATCCCATGCAAGATGTTGAAATCGCCAAAAAAGTAGGACGTCGCATTAGAAAAAACTGGCAATTAAAAACTATACAAGAAAAAGAAGTGTTGCGTAAGCGCCAATGCCGTACAGCACGTGAGCTTGTTATGTCGGGAAAACATCATACCGTAACCGATAACCCGATGAAGAAACAAGAGGCAAAAGAGGCAATGTGCCGGGCAAAAATAGTGCGCATCTATAAGGCGATACGCTCGGCGGGGCTTCCTTTTACGAAGGCAACCTACGAAAACTTCTACTTTAGTAGCGCACCTGGGTGGAAAAAGATGAAGATGTATTTCTCGTCATTCCGGGATTTAGCGTCTTATGCAAAACATAACCACAGTGTAATTCGGATAGAACACATCGTTCTGGATAAAAAGGTTCCGCTGTATGATTTGACGATTCACAATAAAGAAAAGACACATAATTTTGCACTATCTTGTGGTATTTTTGTGCACAATTGCTGCGTGGGATGCCATGATAGTATTGCGTGCGACGGTTCACCCAACGTGATTGTTAATCATCTACGTAAATGCCGCGTAGGTGATCCCGTTTGCTGCGGTAGCCGTATGGCACAAGGTTCCCCGAATGTATTTGTTAATGACCCACGTTAGGAATATAAAATGACCCTGCCTTTAAGTGGCGCGCTCAAAGCCAGTGAACTTAATACAGAGCTAAGTAAAGGCACTGGAACTTTATTTAAAATAAGTAATACTGAGGTTCGGACACTTGCAAATAAAGCCAGCGGTGAGGTAAAATTTAGCGACTTCTATGGTAAGTTATACGTACCACCTGCTGGAAGTTTACGTTATGCGTTAGTCCGTCCTGTGGGATCAACTGTAACACAATTTGGCGGTCGAGTAGCTGTTGATGGTGATTTATTAGTAGTTTCTGGATTAGCCGCACAGGCCAATGTAGCAGCAGCCTACGTATACACGTTATCTTCTGGAACTTTGATAAGCACGATAGTCATACCAAGCGGTAGTGCAGGCGGTTCAATAGGCGCAATAGCTATTAGTGGCAACAATGTGGTTATTGGCATACGAAACAGCACATTAGGTCATGTATATATTTTTGACGCATTGTCGGGCACTTTGCTGCAAAATATAGTAAACACAACTGTAAGTCCCGCGGGCTTAGATAGATTCGGAGTGTGCGTAGCTATCGACGGAAACTTTGTAGCGATTGGTATTACCGATGTTACTTCTATCAACTACGCTCGTATTTTAATATATGCAGTTGACACAGGTACTCTTATACGTACCATAACTAATCAGGCACTTCTTTATTACGCGCCTAGCAGCGTTTCAGTTAGCGGTGACTACGTTGTATTAGGTGGACTACCTACGTATCAATCTCCGACTTCCGTTGGTGGGATAGCAATAGTATTCAAGGTTTCAGATGGAACTCTAGTTCGTACACTACCAAAGTTGAATGCCGCCCATGTTAATGATAAACACGGCGGTGCTGTATTTATAAAAGGTACTTGGGCAGTTGTCGGCGATACCTACTATAAGGCAGCACTTTTATACGATGTTGTATCAGGAACACGTAAGTCTGCCCCTTATTGTAGTGGGTCAATCTATGCCAATTCTGCGTACAGTGTATGTATTTCTAATACAAAAGTATCTGTAGGTACACCTGATTGGAACGGTTATGGTTTTGTCTGTATTGGCACTGGACCATTCACATCGCTTACTGCCTTGAGCCCAAATTTATCAAAACCTGCTACTTTGAAGGTCGGTGATTACTTTGGCTATGCTATTGCTAACACTGACACTTTGGTTGCTGTTGGCGCTTATGCTGATAATACCGCGGGCGCTTTGGGGCGTGTCTTTGTTTTTAACATCTGACTCTGTAGGCTATTCTTGTTAATTGTTTCATGCTAGGGATATAAAATGCCGTTAGCTAATTTAGACGTACCTAAGATTGTTGTATATAGTGACGTCAACACCGATGTTATTATTGAAAGCCCTTTTGAGCTTGTTTTCAACGAGGATGCTATTAAAAAGTCCATCGAGGCAATTCTAACTACTCCCTACGGTAGTCGTGTTTTTCGTCGTCAGTTTGGAACAAAAGTAATGGAGTTGCTCTATGAGCCGGTTGATGATACTACTGCGCGTAGTTTGGAAATTCTGATTAAAGATATGGTTGGCATGTGGGAATCACGTATCAATGAAGTGAAAGTTACAGTAATTCCGGATCCAAAAAATCAACAATTTTATGTAGATATGCGTTATCTAATTCCAGATCTTGGAAATAAGATGGTAAGTTATAAATTCAACTTAGCACAGTAAAATTATGTCACAGCCTGCCGTATCAACAAGGCGGACACGTATACGAGAGCTACTTAAACGAAAAAATGAAATAGAAGTGCTTGCTAAAAGGTCACCCGAGTTGACCTCTATAAGCATACTAGAAGAATACAAGCAGATTTTGAAAAAGTTAGTGCACCTATTGTAAGGAAAAGACATGGTTCCGTTAAAACTGTCGGCCGTTAAACCCGATTTCGCAAGTATTTTACTGCAATTACAAATCTATTTGCAGTCTACTGGTACCTGGCTTGACCTGCAAACGTCATCTACAGGTCAAACACTTCTTGAAATGATGGCAGCTACTGCCGCATTTAATCAATTTGCGATTGAAAGTGCGGCACGAGAAACCACACTTACTACTGCGGCACGTGATAGTAGTGTTTATGCTATTACCCGAATGCTTGGGGTGCGTATTCATAGAAAGACGCCAGCGGGAGTTAGTGTACAGCTAATTAGAGATACTGTCGATACTTCTGAAACTATTGCTACCTATACGACATTTGACGTTAATGGTACAATGTTTTTTAATCGCCATGCTCTTATGTTTGTTCAAGGCTCAAACCAAGCCGCTGAACGACTGTACTACGGTACTCCCTTAGAAGTAATTGGACAAAATGCTTTCAAATTAGATAATACCATAGTCGTATCTCTAAAGATTAAGACAGGTGACCGATTTTTAGTATTAGCGAATAGCGGTAATGATTCAGGCTCTGTTAGAACAATTCAGTACATGGGTGGAAACGTAGGCACAAGTAGGTTTGAGCTAGTAGCAGGACAACCTGATTTTACTGATCTTGGAGTTAACACCAGGATTAGTCTGCTCTCGGAGGTTGCCCGACTTTATGAAGGTTCTGTTTTAGAGGAAACATTTACTTCTACCGGTACTGCCTTCCAACAATATTATCTGAGTACACGCTTTTTCAAAGTTTCTGATATTGATGTTGAAGTACGTGTCTACGATGAACAGTCTAAGGGTTTTCAGAAATGGGAACGCACTGAAGATGGTTTGTGGGTATCGGATGCTTACGATATGGTGTACTTCGATAATACTTCAGGTGCAGGTGAAGCAATTATCGCATTTGGCGACGGCATTAACGGTGTTAGTCCGAAACTTGGTAGTCAGGTTAAAGTTAAGTATGCTGTTACTATCGGGGCACAGGCAAATAACGGGTTGACAAACTTGGAAGTCGCCCTACCAACGATGAATACTGTTAAAGGTCTTACGGTATCTGTTGTCGCAGGTGGTGCTGACGAAAAGCCGGCAAGTTATTACCGTACGATGGCTCCATTAATCTTCAAAGCGCGTAACCGCGGAGTTACAATCTCTGATTATAAAGCAGTCGCGTTGGATTACCCCGGAATTATTAGTGTCAGCTTACAATGTCAACGCGATATTGCTCCAAACGATTTACGTTGGATGAATCAGGTGCAAATGTGTTTGTTACCAGCGGCCACAAATACGTCATCGCTAACTGCTGCGGAATGGGATGAATTTCTCCTCTACATGGATAAGAAAAAACACGCCGCTGTCAACATTGTACCAAAAGATCCGACACGCGCACCTGTTCAAATCGATCTAACGTTAGCGTTACGTACTCAGTATTTAGCATCTAGCGTTTTACCGACCGCAGAAGCGGCAGTTCGCGCATTGTTTATTAGGCAATCTGATACTCTTGGTAGGCGTATTCCAGTTTCAGATATTACGAAAGCTGCGCTGGTTGAAGGTGTTGATTACGTGGTAGTAAATAACTGTAAGTTGCTAGGCTTTGTTGACGCTGTGGTTGATCTTGTTCCCGCAGATAATACGAATTTCTTAGAGTTAGAAGTGTTAGTTCTTAATACCAAGTATAGCGAACGCGAAGTTTATTCCTAATCGGATCAACCATGAGTACCCCTAATATTGCACCCGCAACCATACATGACTATACGACGTCGCGTTTAACGGAACGTCAAGTATGGAAAGACTTGGTAGATAGTTTCGACGTTGTTTTGAAGGATAATATTGACGACCCGATACGTCAATTAGAGTTTCTCCGATTTTTACCACCAGATGCAGCACCGGAGACACTTATCAACGTATGTCGAATGCTGGGTTTTGACCTATCACAGGACATTCTCAACATGAGCGTAGGCAAGTTTATGCAACTTGCCACTCAACTTGGTATGTATCCAGATACTAACGGGACTGAGGATTTTACAAAGTTTGTTAGTATGATGACCAATGGTACTTGTACCGTTGATTATTTGTGGACAAACGACTATATTAATTTTTATCTTACTCCACAAGGTTCAACAATAGAACGCGGGGGTGACTGGTTCAAGACAACCCATGTAAATCTAAATATGGGTTTTACTACGTTGGAGGGATTGCAGTTAAAGTTTGGACAAACACTTGGACAGAAAGTAGTAGATATTTTCTACCAACAAGCTCCTGCCCCAATGGTAATTAAAACTCAAACGTTTACAGTCACAATTCCGACAGACGAGATTGGCCTTGCGGTCAAAGTGATTGACGCTGAGAAGATTTTTACAATAGACGTTGCTGCTTAATAAAGGAATACCATGCTCACAATTACAAGTGCTGGTTTAGCTGCCGCTGCGAATGCGTCAATAAACGGCTTCAAGATAAGCATTACACGGTTTAGTGTTACCGAACATGACTTGACCAGTTCCAATAATTCAGATCTTCTTAGTGCTACCGAACTTTTCGGTACGGCTGTCTATACAGCACCTATCAATGTAGTTGAAATAGTTGGAACATCGACTGTTAAATTGACGCTTGAAATTCCAAAACAAGTACCACGAAGTGGTAGTTGGATGTTGCGTGAGATGGGTGTTTATCTGGATACGGGTGAGCTGTTTGCTGTCGGGCCGTTAGAGCCTGCGTATGAAAAGAACAATGAATACGGTATTAAAGTTTATGCAATCTGCCAAGCACAACGACTTGGCGAAGTAGTAACCGTAAATTTAAGTCAAAATCATGCGTTACCTGTAGTTGCAAAGTTGAGTGCACTTCCCGCACCTATTGATTCTGAAAATAGTGTAGTTGCAGTTTTGGACGAAAGTTTTTGCGAGTACTCTCACGACTTTACGTCAGGTATTGCAGTCAAATCTGGTCCGGGCTTACTGCATTGGGCCTTTCCGGGATACCACCGTATTTACGTAGGAAGTATTGATACAATAGTTGACCAGTCAACCTTCAAGTTGCCGATGGTCGCAGGTGGATTCTGGTTAAAAGATGATGAAGTCATCATTAGCCAAATTATTGCAGGCGCTGGCTATGGGCAAGTACGCAAGTTAAAGTACAACTTAGACACCGAAAAAGGAACTGTTACAGATATTCCATTTCAACATGTCGATAGCACTTCAATAATTGCTTTATGGCGAGATACTGCCAATCAGTTGCCTGAGCGCAAGTTATCTTTGCCCGCCTACATGGTACTCGGGCATGGCTTGAATTCTTGGCAGCGTATTTCAAACCCAGTCATAGACTTGTATACGTTTGAGTCTACTTCAATGACGGGAACGTTGAACAACGAATCACAAGCAGGCAGCACTATTTTTGAACCTGCTGACGGTAGCAAAACGATTTTTGTTTGGTGTAACGGCAAGTTGATGCCTGAAAACAGCTATACGCTCGGTTGGAATCTTCTTACCGTTTATGGCATGGCTTACGGTACAAAAGTCGATGTATTGATATTGCGAAAAGTTACCTCAGCCATCGGTGGTGTATTAAGTGCTTTTGAAGCAAAACACACCGGTGACGGACAAACTACGCGTTTCTACTTGTCCGTTGTACCAAGATCACGTGATTGGGTAATGGTGTACATTGATGACGTATTTGTTCATCAATCTGAGTACAGTTTTGAAACAACCAGCATTCTTTTCAGTCTCGCGCCTAATGATGGTGCCCTGATTCGTATAGTTCAACTAGGTGTCTATGATGACACTGCGGGTTCCTCTGAAGTCACAAGAACCTTTAGACAAATCTATCCTGGCGATATGTTAATTTCGCTAGGTACTCTTCCAGAAACCCCGGCACAAGTACTCTTGTTTATTGACGGTAAGCAATATCAACAACGTGATTACCAGATTGTTCATGACGGTATTCAATTATTAAGTCCGCCTACGTTCCCAGGTGGATTATCATACGTTGATTTGTTTTTAATGTTGCCGACAACACAGACTAATAACCCATACCCAACATCATCAGTGTCGGGTTTGAACAGCGGGCCTGTTTGGATTGACCCCGCGGGATTAGAAGGTCCACCTAACAAACTGGTGCCTGTTACAGAATCAGTTATTTCAGATGGTGCAACCTCTGCATATCGTTGTGCCCGCACGACGAGCCGTGATTATGTTTTAGTCTTTGTTGACAACCAGTTTGTTGCACCGAGTGAATACTCTTGGTCATCTGACCAATACGGTGGTCTGGTTTCTTTAGCAAACCCGGTACCGTCCGGACGACTGATTGATATTGTTGCGTTTACTGAAGTTACGATTGACGAAGGTTATTCCATAAATTGTACTACCTTCAACGTCATGTCGTCAACTGATACAGTATATCAATTGTATTCCGTATCTGATCCCGCAACTGTTATCGTAACCGTCGGTGGGTACTATCAGCATAAACGCACCTACGAGATTGATACGCAGAATCGTATTTTCTTCCAAGGTGTGCAGCCGGGATTAAATATTGAAGTTTGGCAATTCCAAACTACACCGCATGTCGGCTACCGCACGACGATGCGCTACGATAGTTCAAGTTCGTTGTCTGCAAACAGCTACGCTTTGACTAATATCGTAGAGAGAAAGGAAAATGTCCTCACCTTTGTCGGTCAACTGAAGTACGATAACATTCAATATGATATAAATTCAACCGGTAACAGGGTATCTCTTAACCCCAATACTGCGAATCCGGTGACGCTGGTGTCTTTTGTCAGCGGTATGCCGAAGACACGCTTGATTACGCGTGATGAATACAACCAAACAGTGGTATCTTTCAACTATAGAAACGGTGCCGTTATTCTAACTCGTGAAGATGTGATGGCTGTTTTGCAGCGCGAGGATATTTTATCACTTCTGACCGATGCTGAACGTGCTATTCTTGCGGGTCAAGGGGGTGGTGGAACTGAACCACCACACGCATTGCCCGGAAATGAATTTACTACATCTAACTGGACAGTGCCGGCCGGCGTGTATCATATCAAGGCTGTTATTATGGGTGCCGGAGGCGGCGGAGGCGGCGGAGGCGCTGATCTTTACTACGGTGGTCATGGCGGCAAGCGCGGTCAAGTATTGGTTTACGAACTCGACGTTACCCCAGGACAGCAACTCGAAGTTCGATTGGGCGTAGGTGGTTCGCCCTACCTATACACAGAGATGGGAGCCACGATTTACCCACAGCCTGGTGATTATGGTACAAGTGATACCGCGCGTGGCTACCCGGGTAGAGATGGTGGTAATACAATTTTCCATCAATGGGTTGCAATGGGTGGTGTCGGTGGCGGGTCCGAACAAGCCGCTGCGCCAACTTACGCACATCCAGACGGTGATGGTGAAGGACAGGTTGCTATGTCTACGGGTACCGGATCGTATTCAGGGGGTGGTGACAAAGGCGTTAGCACAGTTACTACAGCGGGTAATGATGTAATGATGTATTCGTATCCCGGTAATAATGGGGCATTTGGTTGGCAAATTACCGGTTCAACCGGTGGCGGACATAATGCAACAGTTCCAGGAGCAGGCGGAGGTGGCGCAGCCGGAAATCCGATGGGCGTGGGTGCCTTTGGTGGCGCGGGTGCAAACGGTGTTGTTTATATTTCTTGGACTTAAACTATGAAAGCCTATATAAAAGATGGTGTAGTAGTTGGTATTTATACAACAGAACCTCACGCACCGAAAGACTGCACGGTAGTAGAACTGAGTGGTAGAACGGATGTACCCTTACTAGGCTGGTTGTATAATAGCAAGAAGGATAAATTTATACAGCCCGAGCGTACGCCGTTACCTGAGCTACTACTGTCAGACCTGGTGGAGCCGGCTTTAGAACTAATTGATATGGAAGCTGCTGAAGTATACAACAAAGTGATTGGTAAAATGCCAAACAAACTGTCGCTGTATACTGCAAAATACCAAGATGCAAAAGCCTATAAGCTGCAAGTCTATGGTGACAAGTTGGATAATTACCGATGGATAGCTTCAGAAGTTTCTGCAACCGGCAATAAAGCAGAAGCCGTTGCAGATATTTTCATTAGTAAATATACAGCATTGGTGGCAATATTGACGCAAGTAGAAGAGTTCCGAGTATATGGTAAAGCAATGATACGTGCTGCTAAAAGTATTGAAGAGGTACGTGAAGCACGAATACAGTCGGTATCTGAAATTAGGAAACTAGCTGAGTAAGACGTAAAAAAGCCCGCACTCCAAAACATCGGAGGCGGGCTTTTTCTTTTTGCTTAACTGTTTGGAAACGGTGCAGAAGGTGGAGAAAAATTTGAAGTATATTGAGCTATTTTTGAAACCCTTACTTCATCCAAGCTACCGATAAAGGAATAGGAGCCTGCGTCACCGCCGATACGTATTGCATCAGTAGTGTCAATCGGCGTAGATGCGTAGGTTTGAGTTTGTAAAACACCACCGACATACATAGATAAAATTCCAGAAACTCGTACCACCGCAATATGAACCCATGTGTTACGAGATACAACCGTGTCACTGAGTATTCGAGTCCCACCAGACAACCAAAAGCCAATTTTATTAGTAGTGCCCTGATAAAATAAAGCCCATCCGGTTGACCATGAAGCGGGCGTAGCTCGCATCATCATTACCTGCCAAGGATCTGTTGACAGTGACGTCATGTTGAACCAACACTCGATAGTTAGGTTTCCAGTACCGAAGTTAAATACGGTTGACGAAGGTGTCGAGAAGTATTGTCCAGAGGTTAAATTGGTAGCTATACCAAATTTTCCAGTAGCCAAGACGGACGCGCCACTTACTGGACTCCAGATATTGCCTTTAACGTCAGTCGCGTTGCTATCAAAATGCAATAAGCTACAAACGTTATTAAAGGAGGTACTTTTGCCGTAAAAGCTACTTAATGAAATAGTACCGGTTGGCAGACTGGCTAACGTTCGTGCCGACAGTTGTCCTAATGATACAGATCCACCCTCACCCAGCTCCGTGCGAACATCTGAAATTTTTAGAGTGCCTGCTGTAGGTAAAGTCATAACTAGCCATCGATTTCTAATACACCCGACAAAGTAGCCGCTTTTGCGTATTCAAATAACTTTTGTGGTGACAACAGCACGTCGATTTTAAAGTTGGCTTTCTGCATAATATCGGCAACAACTTCACTACATACCTCACCCTCGGTGTTTGGTATTAGCTTACTGTATTTGCCGAAGCCTGCGCGAAGCAGCAACTCTTTTAACCAGATTGTTATGAAGTCAAAGTAGGCATACGCGGTTTTGCCCGTTTTTTCATAAGCATAGTCTTCGATCAAGCACCAGTCTAGTCCAACATCCACTACGTAAGAAGCACGGCCTTTGTAATAACTCATGGTTACAAGCCTGCAACCGCCTGTATGACCTTCCAAAACAGCTAGCCTGGGTACTTCACGGCTGTCTTTAATCCAAACCAGAATACCACAATGTGAGACTGCGCCTTTTGTACAAATTGCAATCAATTTGGCAAATATATTTTGCGGCTTAAAAAACACAAGATTGCCGTTTTGTATAATTTGCCGTGTTTGTGAATATTCCATTTTACCCCCTCAATTTATTTCAAGTATTGACCAGTCGGACGAATTTACTACCCCACCGAAGTTCATGGACGTACTAGATGCTGCATTTACATACCACGTAGCCTTGGAATTTACCCCCACCCGTACTGAATACGTGAAAGAGTTGATTGTAGCAGGCGCATCGATTACGTGCAAATGCGAAGATGTCGTCTTGC